TGCTCAACGTCGATGCTGGACTGCAGCATCAGTTTGCGGCTGTAGTCGGTGAAGGCGCCCACGGTCTTGGGGCTCAGGTTCACCTGATCCACCGTCTGGTTGCTCTCGGTGGGAGAGCCGCTCTCAGCCACCCAGTAGGCGGTGGCAGCGCCGGTCTGGCGGGGGATCGCCACATTGCCGGAGAGGCCGGTCAGGGAGGCGACGCCGAGGCCGGCGAGAGCCGAACGGTTGCGCAGCAGCTCGATGAACGAGCCGGGGCGGAAGTCGGTGCCAACCAGGTCACCAGCAGCGGAGGCGGTGCCCACTGTCAGGTCGCGGCGCAGCACCTCGTTGGGCACCATGATGCCTTGGGCGGTCTTGCCGGCCTTGGCAGCGGCAGCCTCGGAGCACTCGCGCTCGAAAGCGGCAGCTTCCTGCAGCTTGCGATCGCCGGGGTTGGCGAGAGCGTTGATGGCGCGCTGGAAGGAGAACTCGCGCACCTGCTTGGAGCTCATGCCGATGTCGGCGGCCTTCTCGGTGACGGGCTCCACCTTGGCGCCGATCTTCTCGAGCACAGCGGCGCGGGCCTCATCGAGGCTGCGACCACCGTCGATCAGCTGGCGGCCGAGATCGGCCATGCCGTGCTTCTCAGTCAGGGCAGAGATGCCGGAGATGCGAGCGCGCTCAGCCTTAGCAGCCTCGGCAGCCGCTTCAGCCCGCACCGCTGAGATGTCAGGGGTGTTTTCCATCGGAACCTCAGGTTCTGGTTGGGGGGTTGGAGTTGCGGCGGGGGCCGCAGGTTGAGCGTCGAGAGCACGCCCGACGCCGACCGTTGGGTCTGCAGGTATGCTAACCACGCTCACTTCGTAGGGACTCCAGCGAGTCGCCACGAAGTCGCCAGAGCCGCGCTGTTCCATGTCCTCGATCTGGTAACCGAAGCTCACGTTTCGCAGCACGCCGTCTTTGACATCAGCCATCACTTCCTGGGCGAAGCTATTCCGGCTGAAGCGCACGCTGACGTAGCCGCGCTTTTTCTTGCCGTCGATCCACGCGCGCTCCACGACGCCCACCACCTTGTTCGGGTCGTGGTTGAACAGCAGCGGCGCTGAATCGTTGAGGCGCGCCAAATCGGCAGCCTCGCGATCGTGGCTCAGCACTTCGTTGCCGAAGTAGCGGGCCACGGGGAACTCGGAGGAGAAGGGGAACTCCATCACCCGCTCATCGTCGCTGACCTGAAAGTCAGCAACCTCGGCGCGCTTCAGAAGCTGTCCCTCCAGGTCACGCGATAGATCCATCACCATCGTCCGGGTTGTCTTGCTCATTATCGGCGGCCGGAGCCGGCCCAGGCTGCGCAGGCTCGGGGTCGTTCGCCGGGTCGGTGTCGAATCTGAGGTCGAGCTCCTCGGCCACATCCAGCTCCTGCCGGCGCGCCTGCATCAGCTCCTCGAGGTCGCCGCCCTGCTCGGCCACCACCTCGGCCAGCGTCTTGAAGCCATTGCGCACCGCCATGGCGTAGGCCTCCACCTCCTTTGAGGGGTCCACCCATGCCCAGCCGCGCGGCATCCACCGCACCGCCTTGTAGCGATCGGCGCCGAGCTCATAGTTGGCCAGCGGCAGCGCGCCGCTCAGCACGGCCATGTCGAGCCAGACATCGAACACCCGCTGGTGCAGGTTCTCGATCATCCAGTTCTGCAGGATGCGCCAGTGGTCGCGGTCCTCCAGCAGGCTCAGCCTCGAGCTGCTGTAGTTCGTCTGGCTGAAATCGCGGCTCACGGTCTCGTAGGAGCAGCCGATGCCGGCCGCCATCGCCCGCAGCATCGCCCGCAAGAACGGTTCAAACTGCCCATCCGGCGCGTCGAGCTGCGGCACCGTCACGCTCTCGCCGGGGGCCAGATACTTGAACACGCCGGGCTCGAAATTCGACACCCGCTCGCCCTCGAGCACCTCATCGCCCATCAGCTCGCCCTCGGGGCTGGTGATGAAACCCATCAGCGCGCTTGAGGCGCGTGCCCGCACGATCTCGGCCTGCTCGTAACCCTGCAGGTGGTGCAGCCGCTGGATCGCCGAGGCCATCCACGTCACGCCGCGCGTCTGGCCGGGACGCTCCATCCGGTAGAGGTGGATCACCTCCTCGGCCGGGATGCGCTGGTGGCGCTGCGTCGAGATCTGCTGGTTGCTGAACTGGTAGTCGCCGGGGTGGTACGCCAGGAAGTGATAGGCCACCGGCCGGCCCCAGCGGTTCACCTCGACGCCCATCCTGATCTCATTGCCCTGCTGGCTGCGGCCGTTCAGGCCATCGTCCAGCTGGTCGGCCTCGAGCACCTCGAGCGCCATCGGCACCGCCGAGCCGCCGAAGCTCTGCTTGACCAGGCGGATGAACACCTCGCCCGACTCGGCCACGCTCCTGATCGCCAGCCGCTCAACATCCGCGAACGTCAGCTTGCCGCCGGTGTGGCAGTGCCGCGCCTTCGTCCACTGCTTCCACGCCAGCTCGATCTGGTCGTTCACGGTCTTGTCGAGCCGGCCGCCGCGCAGCATCCGCACCTGCGCCTGGAAGGGGATGCCCTGCCCCACCACGTTGCCCTCGATCGCGCGCAGGGCCTGCCGCGCGTAGTCGTTATCCCGGCACAGCTGCCGTGCCCGGTCCCGCAGCTTCTGCGCGCTGCCGTAGATCTCGCTGTCGGCGCTGGTGTTGCCGGTCACCCAGTCGGATGTCAGCCGCGAAAACTTCGCGCCCTCATACATCCGTCGCCGTGTCGGCCGTGTTGGGGTCGCCTCGGGGGTTCCCCGCTGCAGCCACCCGAAGATCGCAGATCGGATGCCCATCAGAACCGCACGAACAGGTTGTGGGGGTTACCCAGGCCGTTAGCGACCATTGCGGCCGCTTGTTCCCGCTTAACCTCGGCCTTCAGCTTAGATTCCAGCGCCAGAAGGTCGGCCATCTCCATCTTCTTCAGCCGCCGGCTGCCGATCGTGTACTCGGCCACCGCACCGCCGGAGATGATCGACCTGATCGCCGCCTGCACCGCGTCGAGGTCTTTCTGCGCCTGGCTGCGGCCGTCGAATGCTCCAGGCGCGCCCGTGTAGCTGAGCCCGGCCAGCACCTGCAGCTGCCCCGAGCCGATCGTCAGCTTGTCCGCGCCGCTGGTCGCCAGCGCCTGCCAATACCACTGGCCTGCGTCGAAGCCCGCGCTGGTGCCCGCGGCGATCGTGAACTGCCAGCCCGCGCCCTCGCTGGTCCCCACCACCGTGGCACCTTCGCTCGCGGTGTTGGTGCGCAGGTAGTAGGTCAGCGTCCAGCTGCTCGAGGTGATCGCATTGCCAAGGTTGTCGCGTGCAGCCTCATCCCGCCACGCCACCGTGTCGCCGGCCCTGATCTGCGCGGGGATGTTCACGGCTTCACCACTGCGTTGCGAACGAAGGCGCTCTGCCCTTGCCCGATTTTAGCCGTGGCTTGTCAGCTCCATCAGCTGCCTTCTGCAGCCTTGTTTCCAGCTGATCCCAGATCGTTCTGCGGTCGTATCGCTGATACAGCCGATGTACCGCTGCATACGCATAGACCAGACAATCCAGCGCCTCGTTACGTGCGCTTGGTTTCTTCACCCATTCCCTCACGGGAAAGCCCTTCACGTACCGCAGCGCCTGCTTCTCGGCCGTCAGCTGCTCGAAATAGTCTCCGCCCGTCTGCGCATGGAAGTGCAGATAGCCCGGCCCGCGTTCGTTGTGCTTCAGCCGCCCGAACAGCGTCGTCTTGATCGTGTCGCCGCCCACCGGGAACACCTGCGCGCCGCGCTTCAGCGTCCGCCCCTGCGCGTTGATGTCCACCTTGCTGGCCTTGCCGATCGGCGCCTTGCCCCGCTGGCTCTGGCCCTTGATCGCGATCACGCCCACCGCCTGCCGTTCCCGCGCGTATTGGTAAACCTCCGCGGTCGCGTGGCCGCCCGAGTCGATCGCCACCACGTCCGCCCGCAGCTTGCCGCCGCCCGCGTGCTCCCACTCGTGCAGCACCAGCACGTCGAGCTGCTTCCACACCTCCGGCCGGCACGGGTCGCCGAAGATCTCCTGGTGGTCCACCAGCCAGCCCTCCTCCTCGCGGCCCCAGGCCCACACGCTCACCGCCAGCCGGTCACCCGCTGAGCCGCCGCCGCCCTGCACGTCCACGCCGATCGTCACTGCCAGCGCACCCTCCGGCAGCTGGCCGGCCGCATACGGCTCGCACCGCTCCAGCAGCGCATCCGCGCTCACCTTGCTAGCGAAGTCCTCCTCCCACGTCTCGGCCAGGCGCGTGTTCACGAACGACTTCAGCATCGGCGCGTCGGACTTCGCCCGCAGGAAGTCGTCCACCATGTCCGCCCAGCTCAGCCAGCCCAACGGGCTGTAAAGCCCCGACAGCTGGAAGCCTGCCGTCTTGCCATCGCTCGGCGCCGTCGCGCGCCACTCGCCCTTGCGCAGCATGGCCGGCTTGTGGATCTCGGCGAACCGCTCGTGGCACACCTCGCACTCGTAGGCCGCGGTGGCCGGGTCGTTCTTCTCCCACTTCAGCTGCGGCCACTTCAGCCACTGCATTGCCCCACAGCAGGGGCACGGCAC